CATCAAAATCTTTAATATCTTGTCCACGTTTAGCAGCTTGTCGTGTTAATTTTTGAGTTGCTAATAGTACATTTGAAAATGCGCCATTATTTTCACTAATATTTTCATTAATATACGTAATTTTTGCCGTAGAACCTTCAATATTAGAACCAACAACACCTCCTAAAACATCTTTTATATCTTGAATTTGTTTAAGTGCTTCAATTGATAAATTACTACCCGCTTTTAAATCATTACCAACTTCATCTCTTTTTAAATAATATACATTGTTTATATTTGAACCACCATATTGTACGACATAGTCCTCATCTCTTAATTGTTTTTTATAAGTTTCTAATTCTCTGAAACCTACGTTTGTTAATCTTTCATTAATATTATCATAATCATATTTATCGGTAATTTTGTTATATTTAGATTTATCAAATGTAACATAATCTATTCCACCAACGATGCCACCAACTGTTTCTATAAAGGTGTCTTGTGTATTTCTAGTTGATAAATTTTGTTCACGTAAGTTTAATGATTCAACTATATCTCCAGATGTATTTGCTCCTGTCGCTTCACCAGTATTAACATCAAATTTACGATAAGAATTATTTTTTTCGTTATTTTCATTATACATATACACATTACTCAAAATACTGTCTCTTAAAATAGTAAAATCTAACATTATTAAGTATAAATTCTCTATTATAACAAAATAAAAAAATTATATAGATAAATTAAGAAAGAAATGAAAACTAAATATATAGACGAAGGTTCATATGGTTGTGTTATTAAACCGGCAATTGAATGTTCTAACTTAAAAATAAAAAGGCGAAATACTATTGCCAAATTATTTAAGGAAAAAAAGTATTATTTAGGCGAAATAAAAAATTATAACAAAATAAGTAATATACTAAAAGATAAAAATTTAATAGTTAATTTAAAATCTTATTGTAAAAAAAAAATAAGCGAATATGATAAAGTAACATATAAAAAATGTCTTGAAACATTTAATGGAGATAGTGAACAAATAATATATCAAATAATATATGAATATGGAGGAATAAATTTATGGTTTTTATTTTCAAATTATGATATAACTTTTAAAAAAGTATTTTTAAGTTTAGATAATATTTTTAAAACAATAATTATATTAAACAAGAATAATTATTTACATCAAGATATTAGACCACCAAATATATTATATTTAAAAAATTCTGTAAAGTTAATAGATTATGGATTATTAATAAAAAGAAATGAATTTAATGATTATTTATTATTTCATAAAAAAAAAGAAAATTATCAGTATCCACCTGAATTAAATAGTAAAAATTATTATAGTTTATATGAATATATAATGAGTAAATCAACCAATAAAATGAATGATAATAATAACAAATATATGAATTATATATATATGTGTTTAAATAAAATAGTTAAAGATTATTATAACAGTAATACTACTAATAATAAAATAGACCTTGGAAAACATGATATATATATGTTTGGTATTGTTTTACTTGATATATTAGTTGATTCAATACGCTTAAATAAGTTAAATTTAAATTTAAATAATTTAAAATTAATATTTAAATTTATTACTAAAATAATTGATACTAATACTAAGAATAGATATAGTCCGGAAAAAGCTTATACAGTTTATAAAAAAATTGTAAAAAATATAAAAAAAACACCCCCTGAGAGGATTGAACTCTCAACCTCTGGCTTAGAAGGCCAGCGCTCTATCCAATTGAGCTAAAGGGGCAATAAATTAATAAAAATAATTATTTTTTTTGTATATAATTAATTAAAATTATACTTTTTTTATAATTATTAAAAAATACTTAAATGTATTTTTCTATCTTTTCGCTATAGATTCATAATTGCTGGATGTTAAATTAAACATTTAACTTTATATATTAAAACTTGCTGGGTGTTAATTATACAATCAACACTTCAATTATCATTTTAAGATAATTAAAAAAAAAATGCTCTCGGGGAGACTTGAACTCCCAATCTTTGGTTCATAAGACCAACGCTTTAACCGATTAAGCTACAAGAGCATTAGAATAATTTATGATTATATATATAATCAAATCTTTATATACTTTTTTTACATAATATCATTGGATTTTAAAATATTATAATCGTAATTTTCTTTTTTATCATTTTTAAGTTTACTAAACATATCATCATAATCTTTGCCAATAACTTCAAATCCCGATGGAAATATTATTCCTTTTTGTCTTGTTTTTAATAATTTATCAATAGATAATTCTTCTTTTGAGTCTTTATATTCTTCGCCAAAAAAACATTCTTTTACAGATTTATTCATTTCTTTACAAGTTTTTAATGATTTATACATATCAACCGGTTGTGCCGTATCACGATAATAAACTTCAAAGGTTTTTTTATTGGAATTATCACTAAGTGATGCTTCTACTAATATTTCTGATAAATCCATTCTAGAAATCATACCACTTTTGCTAACTCCTTGATTAAATTCAATCTCTTCTGCTCCTCTTTTTTCACCCGGTGTTAACATACCAGGTCGAATAATAGTATAACTTAGAGTACTTGGTGCTTTTTCATACATAAGTTTAATTAATTCTTCACCCTCTTGTTTATTATAACATATTTCGCAACTAGTTTCACCTTTATCAGTAACTTCGCCGGCAATTTTATTATTATTAATTTTATTTTTTTGACAATTAGAACATATAGATGATACTACTACTAATTTTTTTACATTATGTTTTATTGCTTCTCTAGCAACATTTACTAATCCAACATCTTCAACGTGATTACTTTCTTCAACATATTTACTATCTACTTCACTCATATCATAGTAGTTATTTTTATTAAAATAGTTACTATTTTTTAATTTAACTCCCGGTATAGGTTTTGCAGTTACTTTTGGTTTAGAACCTGCACAATAGATAACAGCGTCAACATCTTTTAATTTATTAACAAGTGTTTCTGGTTTTAATACATCAGCAACAATACTTTCTAAACTATTTTTTTGTTCAATATTATCTATTACAAGTGTGTCGGGGCCAGCATTTTCTTTGTCAACAATATTAACTTTGCGTCTTGTAAATGCAATAACATTAATATTTCTATTAATTAGATTTCTTATTGTATCACCACCAGTATATCCGGTTGAACCAAAAACGGCAACTTTTTTAATATTTATATTTTTTGCTTCTACGGGTTTATTATTTAAAACAAATGGTATTGTACTTGATAATAGTAAAGCATCCCTTCTTGAAATATTATTCATAAAACGTGCATATATTCCCATTGTTCTTTTTCGTGTATAATATAGTTTATTATTAAATAACCTCCCTTCACTTTTATTTATGATATTATTGTTTTGAATAAATCTTCCTGAAAAACTGTAACAATTTATAAAATTTATAAAAATACTACTAAGTGCTATTAATTTAAATAATTTCATTATTATAAATATATAATATAATTTTTATATAAAAATTATTTAAACATTAAAATATATAAATAAGAATTATATTTATTTTAAATAATCCAGTTTGTAAATGCCGCGTAAAAAAAAAGAAATAGATAAAGATAAAGATGTTAAAAAAAATAAAAAAAATTTAATGAATACAATAGTAAAAGAAAATAAGGAGGATCAGCATATTATATTACAATTACCACTAACACAACAAAATATTGACAGTATTATAAACGATACTGAGCAAACCACTGTAGCACCTATACCATATGAAAAATATGATTGTTTTAATTCAGATAATAAATGTATAAATGAAAATGGCGATAATAATTATTTTAAAACAGATGAAAAAAAAATAGAAGATGATAAAAAAGATAATCAATATAGTAATAATGAACCGTGTAATGGTAAATGTTGTTTTTGGTGTGTTCATCCAATTGTATATAAAATATATGGTATGCCAGTATATTATAATAATATATTAAATTCATTTGATTACTATGGTTCATTTTGTTCTTTACAATGTGCTAATGCGTATAATTTTTCTATAAATTCAGGTTCTGATAAAGTATGGGAAATAAATAGTTTAATACAAATGGTTGGAAAAATATATAATATGGATTTGCCTATAAGACCTGCACCATCTAGATATTTATTGAATATTTTTAGCGGTGGTAAATTAAATATAGATGAATATCGTGCTTTGCATAAAGATTGTGATACATCACACGTATTAAATTTACCACCGATGATAAATATTTCGTCTAGTTATGAAATAATTAATACATCGTATATTAAAAATATATCAGAAAATACTAATAATTCAGTAATAACAAAACAGTTAAATATTGAATCAAAAATTGAAGATAAACCACATAAACCAGCGCAACAAACAGGAATAAATGTATTATTGCAATCAAAATAATAATAAAAAAAATGATATAAAGATAAAAATAAGTATAATATATGTTATTATGAGTAAAATTTATTTTACACCATATAAAGTATCTACAATTACATGTAATGCTAATATAGGTAATGATATTAGTATTGATTTAGCAGTTTTATTTAATTATATTGAACCAGTTAATAAAAATAATGAAATTATTTGGATACAAAATTTAAAAGATAAAACTGAATATGTTAAGGGATTTTATCCTAAAAAAATAAGAAAATCTAAAAAAACAGAAAAAAAGAAAAACCGTTTTGATAATCAAATTACAATAATTTATAAAATTACTGATATATATATGCCAAACGTTAAAATTTTTAAAAATGGCAATATTCAATTAACAGGTATAAAAGATGTTAATGATACTAAAATTATTGCTGAAAAAATAATTAATATTATTAAAACGATATATAAAAAAGATAAGAATATAGACACGAATAATGATAAAATGTTTGTAAAAAAATTTGAATATTCAAATTTTAAAATTAGAATGATAAATACTGATTTTAAAACTTATACAAATAAAGAATTAACAGATAAATTTATTATTAGAAGAAAAGAATTGCATAATATTTTAATAAGTCCGAAATATAATAATAAAAGTAGTTTTCAACCTGGTATTTATCAGGGAGTAAAATTAGAATATTATTGTAATAAAAATAAAAATGGCAGATGTATATGCGATTTTCATTCTTATAATAAAAATAATATTAATAGTGATTGTAAAAAGGTAACGATTGCAATATTTGAAAGTGGTAGTATTTTAATTACCGGTGGAATAACATTTGAACAAGTAGATGAAGCATATAATTATATTACACAAATTATTAAAGACAATGCAAAAATTATATATAGACCTAAATTAATACTTGATTAGTATTTAAAGTATTATTAAAACATTTTACATTATAATTTTCAACATCATAATAATCATATTCTAATAATTTAGAATTATTACCGGGTCTAAATGAAGAGGGAATATGATTTTTTGCATAAAATTCTTTTGCATATATTTCAGCGGTTGGTTCTAATTTTTTTTTTAAAAAATCATTGCCCCATGGTTTTCCCGAAAAATTATCATTTTCATCTTCTTTATATATTCCCGCATTTATTAAAACTGGTTTTTTTATTTCTACATTTCTATCAATATAACTATATAACATTATTTTAGAAAATTTTAATCTATATTACTATATATATTATAGATTATTTTTTATGATATTCATTATACATTTCTACACCCAATTTTTCTGATGCTTTTTCAACTGTTGTTTTATTATTAACTATTTTTTCTCTTAAATTTAACATATAATTTAATCTATTATGGTCTAAATCTTTTTTTAATATCATATCAAATAAAAATGGATATCTTGAATTAAAAAATGTATATTCTTTTTTTATATTTTCAATTTCTGTTTCTGTTAATACTGAATTTAATTCTTCTATTTTATATTTTTCTCTAATTTCTTTTATTACTTCTTTAATTTTATCAGTTGTATAACCATCTGTTATAAAATCTTTATTATTTTTTTCTCTATTTCTTTTCATATTATAAGTAAATATTTTTAAAATCTTTATATAATTATTATGATAAAAATTGATTATTTTATATTTAATTTTTTTTGATGAGTATATTAAATAAGTTTAGTTATTTATACAATATACCAGATGATATAACTAATAAAATAGAAAGTTATATTATTTTTCCGCAAAATAAAAATTTATTAAATGATATTAAAAATTTTAAAATTATGAAAGATAAAATATATAATGAGTATAGCGAACAAGGTTTTATACAAAATAATGATGTTTTAGATGAATATAATATTACTTCACAATTTGATACAGATTTGTTATATTATTTTAATGATTTAAAATTATATAGCGAAATTATTACTAAAAATAATATCAATAAGGTTGAAAGATTATTAGTTTATAATTTAAAAAAAAATATATATGGTGAAAAAAGAGCGTTAGACAATTTTCATATTAATTTTAAAATACCAATTATATCACGAATTAATAGATATTTGGCGTGTCTTACTATTGATGAAAGAAGCGATTTTTTTGAATATATTAAAATTCCTGAATTAGAAATTTCAAATTAGATATTTAAAAAAAAAAGTACATTTCTTAAAAATATTTTATTTTTTTTAAAAGTTTTATAAATTTTTATAAAATCACTGAAATGTACTTTTTTTAATATTATAAAAATAAAGAAACTATATGTAGATGTGCGTATTGACCCAACTGTTATTTATTGTGCAATTTTTTTTTAAAATGTAATTGCGTTAGAATCTGTTCGAATTCAACTATTTATATTAATGATAAAACTTAACAAACAAAAATATAGATTGTATAGTATTTTAATAATTATCGATTTGTACTTTAAAAAAAAGTACATTTCTTAAAAATATTTTATTTTTTAAAAAAGTTTTATATTTTTTTATAAAATCACTGAAATGTACTTTTTTTTAAATTAACTATTATTAAATATGAATATTATAATTGGTTCAGGTATTACAGGTTTATATCTTGCATATAAACTTATTAATAATAAAAATATTAACCCAAATGATATTATTATATATGAAAAAGGAAATAGAATTGGTGGTAGAATTTATACATATACAAATAAAGATAATAAAATGAGTTATTCTGTTGGTGCAGGTAGACTAGGAAAAAAACATAAATATATTATGAAATTAATTAAAGAATTTAAATTAGAAAATCAGATAATAGATATAAATAAAAATAAAAATTATTATATTAACGGCAAATTAATGAATGAAACAGAACTGCTAAAATATCACAATTCAAAATTTAATTCATTAACAGAATTGTGGAAATACGCAATTTATTATAAAAATAATAATAATATTAATTTACACGATTATAATTTACATAATTATTTTTCATTAATATTATCATCAAACGAAGTCGAACTTTTATATAATTCATTAGGTTATATTTCTGAAATGTATGAAATGAACGCTTATAACGCATTATTAACATTACGTACAGATTTTGACGTAGAAAATAACGATTTTTTTATTTTAAAAGATGGAATACAAATTTTATGCGATGTATTATATAATTATTTAATAAATAAAAATGTAAAAATAATACTAAAGAGCGAACTTACAGATGTAGATGATAAAAATAAAATAGCAATAATTAATAACAAAAAAGTAAATTATACAAATTTATATTTAACAATTAAAAGAAGTGATTTTTCTAATATACCGTATTTTAATAAATATAATATTTTAAATACTGTAAAAGATGGTAATTTATTAAGAATTTATGCACAATATAAAGATGTATGGTTTAAAGATATGCCCAAAACATTAACAGACAATAAATTACAATTTATTATACCAATAGATTATAATACAGGTTTAATACAAATAAGTTATAGCGACAATTATAATGCTACTTTTTGGAAAAATTTAAAAACAAAAAAAGAAATTAAATTTCATTTAAAAAGAATGTTAAATGACATGTTTCCAGAAAAAAATATAAAAGACCCAATGTGGATAACTATGCATTATTGGGACGCAGGAGTTCATTTATGGAAAGTTGGTACTAATTCAAAAATAATACAGAAAAAAATAAAAGAATTATTTCATCAAAAAAACATATATATATTAGGAGAAACATATTGTAATAGACAGGCGTGGGCAGATGGCGCATTGGAAACAGTTGATAAATATATAGCAACTATCGCGTAAAATTATTTTACACTTGGTGCATAAATGCCTTGTGCCGTTAAAAGTCCTGTAATTATACCAACAAATATACAAGTTATTAACCAACCAAATACTGTTTTATATACTATATTTTTATTTATTCCTTTTACATTTTTATCCCAAGAAATTTCTAATAATCCAACACCACAAGTTGCACCAACTTGACAATGTGTTGTAGATAACGGTATTTTTAATCTGCTTCCAAATATTGTTACAAGAGCAGCACTTAATTCTATAACTGTGCCTCTAGACGGAGTTATTTTACATAGTTTAATACCTATCGCTCTAATTATTTTATATCCATATAATAATAAACCGATAGATATACCTACGCCACCTAAACTTAAAATCCAATATGCATTATTGTCCATAACAGAATTTTTTCTAACATCGCCCTCCCAATATATTGTTAAAATTGCTGCAAATGGACCAATCGCATTTGCAACATCATTCGCGCCATGACTAAATGCTGCACAAGATGCTGAAAATATTTGCAGATATTTAAAAAAATCTTCTGTTCTTACATCAAATTGTTCTGCGTTTTTATTTAATTCATTTATTATATGAATATCTTTATCATTTTTATCTATAATTGCAAAAGAATTTATATCAATTATTTTATAACATTGTGCCTTTGTATCAGTAATATTATAATTATTTTCTTCCTCATTTTGAATATTATCGTCATCATTTATATTATCGATATTTACATCATCATTATTTGTAACATCATCATTGTTTGTAATTATATGATTATTTTCTATATAATTATATATTTTTGGCAAAAATGGTAAAGTAAATAGACCTGAAAAAATTGCTATTCCAAATGATATTCCTACAACTATTTCAACTGGTGTATCATCTAAACCTATACCCTTTGAACCTTTATAAAATATAAAAAATGAATTTAATAACATTGTAATAGATACAAGTACAGGAAAACAATAATAAATATTCTTATCCTCATATTTTTTTCTTAAAATTGTTAATCTTATAATCGAATATAAACAAGATGATATTAATCCAGATAATATTGGTGATATAAACCAAGATAATACCATTCCCAAAACGCCTCCAGCATAAGGAAATGTATCTTTTTGTTTATACCATATAACACAATCACCGCCTTTAATAGCAATTGTCATTCCTATCATACCGCCAATACACGAATGTGTTGTTGATACGGGCATTTCTAAATAAGAAGCAGTAAATAACCACGATGCAACAGAAAAACATACCCACATACATCCATACATTAAAGTATATGGTTCATCTTGAAAACATTCATAATCGGCAATGCCTTTACGAATAGTTTCTGATACATGCGAACCCATTAATATTGCACCACCAGTCTCAAAAATACAAGCTAATATAACTGCTTGTTTAATAGATAATGATTTTGCACCCACAGATGTAGCAAATGAATTAGCAACATCATTTGCACCAATACCCATTGATGCTATAAATGAAAATATTCCACCAAAATAAACAATCCATACATATTCCTCCATTTAACTTGTATTTTTGATAAATAAAATTATTAAATAATTCTTAAATAAAAATAATTACCCTTGTTGATATACTCTTCTTTCGCTATATATTTTTAGTTTTTTTAGAGTATTATTAATAACGTGATCATATATTTTATAAACAATTTTATCAATTAATTCAAAATCTGTTTTTGTATAATTAATATTCCATATTAGTTCGGTGCTATTATTATTATTTACAAAATCAATAGAACCCCTATTATAATTAATGGATGGCAGTATAACTTCTTTATACTCAATTTTTTCAGGATAGGTTGTATTTGTAATAATTTGATTAACAGTATTAAAAACATTCATAGAACGTATTGAATTTGTACCATAAATATCACCGATACTTATAATTTTTGAATTACATAGATTATTATTAAAATAAGAATCATACCAAACATTATTTAACCAGTCATAATATACATTTTCGGGATTACTGTTTATTTTAATGTTCCAACATTTATTAGTTTCTGTCCTCATTTTTATGTTATTATAAGAATAATTCGGTTTACTAAAACAAGTAGTATTATTTACAAAAAAAGTAACAATTAATACAAATAACAATTTATTCATTAAATATATATATTAATTATTTTTTATATAATATTTTATATAATATAGAGAGAGATTATAATGTCAAAGATATCTTATAATATGGACACAAACATATTTTCAGACAATTGTTGGAAAACTTCTAAAGAACAAAATAACAATGAGATGGCAAACTATAGTTTATATGATAATTATGAAATATATAATTCAAAAAGTCAAACAGGTTCATTGCCAAATTTAAGATTAGACCACCCTAATTTAAGAGGAAAACCAGGATATGGTGTATCCGATGATTATTTAATTGATAATTATTCCGCATTAAGAAATGACCCACGCTCTTTAACACACGATAAATGTCATATACAATTATTTGAAAGAGTATTTCAAGCACCCCCATTATTAAAAGGTGCTGAAGGTAATATTGAAAAAGAATTAGATTTATTAAGCGGCAGCGATACAGACCCATATAAATCTAAAAAAACTATTATGGAAAAAGAATTAAATTATAGTTATCCGCTTGTAGATATGCTTAAAAATATTCAAGACCCTAAACATTTAGTTCCTGAATGGACGCACGGGGGCGAAGATACACGTTCTTATAAAAATAGAACAGAATTTAATAAAAGATGTGAAAAATATTCCAATAGATAAAATAAAATATATTATATTATAATAGATTATCATTAATTATGAGTTTTAATAGATCAAAATATGATACATGTTCATATAAACAAAATTTACAAGAAAGTGTTAATACTTTAGGATATATATTAAGTCCTTACAGATATGAACACAAAGATAAATGCAGACATCAACTTGGTTTTATTGCTGGTACTAGTGTATCTCATATAAAAGGCAATATAGTTGATTTAGAAAGTGATTTAAGAGGACAAACTAGATATATATCAAAATGCGGAGCTAATTACTATATACCTACAAATGACAATATTATTAAAAATGATAAAACTGAACCAATAGACACATCTATGAAACATTTAAATAGTTGTCAATCAATAATGTATAGAGGTATCCCAATGCCTCCTAAAATGAATTTTAATAAATGTTAAATTTTTTTTATATAATAAAATATTCTTATTTTATTAGAGATACATATAATGAATTATAATGTTTACCCCAATGATACACGTTTAAATTATGACGATTGTAGTTATGATGAAAAATTAAAAAGAAGTATCGGCCCTGGTTTATACACTATAAATGTACCTTCTAATGATTGTAAAGATTGTGCACAAGATATTCCTGCGGACCCAGCATTAAGATATCAATCCTATGGTTCAAGTTTATGTGATATGGGAAATGCCGTAGATGATAATAGTGAATTAAAAGGATTAAATTATAAAAATTCTAAATGTAACACCGATGGTTATTTACCAAATAAATATAAAAAATCTAGTTCTTGTAATGTTAAAGGAACTACTAATCCAAGAGAATGTTTTGCGCCCCAAGAGTCAACTAGATTATCTAACCCATCTAACACTTTAAGAGGAACAGGAATTAATAGATGGCAATGGTTACATAATGACCCACAAGAATTTTCAATTGAAAAATATAACAGAGTACCTGTTAATTATAGAATGGTTTCTAAAGATAATCATGTCCCATTAATTGAAAAACCTTTAGACCAAGAAAGTATCATGCCAGATAGCAAAAATTTATTAATCGATCCTTCAGATAACATTAATAAATGGGCAAAAGGAACAGCATCTCATAGATACGCACCAGGAAATCCGGATGGAATTATTAATTATAATTGCAAAATTTAAATATTATTTTTTAATTAATTTAAACATTATTTGATTAATATAATTATGATTTATGATTTAACAAACGATACATATATACTAACAAATATAAAGAAAGATAAATTATTATCATTTACAAAAAATAAAGAATTAAGATTTTTAAAATATAATTCAAATAATTTTTATAAATTATTACTAAAATCGTATGATGCTGGTTACTTAATTAAAATGCATAATTGGGATTATTCTAATTTAAAAGAAGAATACTCTATTTCAAAAAAAATTTCATCTATTATAAATTTTAATAAATATATATGTTATTTTGAATACGAAGATAATTTTATAAATTATATTAATGATAAAGAAACTAATGATATTTATAGTAATATCGTAACTGATGAAAAAAGTATTGTATTTATGCACAATTATTTTTTATATAACTCAGAATATATTGATAGTAAATATATACAAAATATATATACACAATTTATACTAGCATTATATAGTTGCTATTATACATATAATATTTATTTTAATGAAATTGATAACGATTTTATATGCTTAATTAAAAATAAAGCAAAAAAAAAATACAGATATTTTATTAAAGATAAAAAAATATATCTAAATAATTGTGATTATAAACTAATTATTTCAGATATATCAAAATTTAATACAGAAAAAATAGTTGATATCGACAATAATATTTTAAATATTATAAGTAATTTTAAAATTTTTAATAAAAATTTTGAATTTACAAAGAAAGATTTAAATAATATAAAGAAAAAATATAATATATGTTAAAAAAATTGATATTTTATTTTTACGATAAAAATAGATGTTAAAATTATCTATAGTATTACTTGCAATTATACATTTTAACGATGCATTTGTATTTTTAATGAATATAAATCATAAACATAATATTACACCAAGAAAAATACATTGGAATAATGTGATGAATAATTTTAAATATAGTAAATATTACGGCAAAGAATGTGAATGGAATAGCAAATGTAAATTAGCAGATATTAAAAACACAAATAATAAAATATATTACACAAATAATAAAATCTATAATCAAGATTATAATAATTTAACAGTATTTAACATACTAAATAACACAAATATATATATGGTATATAATACTATTAAAATTAATACAAATAAATTTATTAAAAGCGATGAAGATTATTCAATTGAAACGTGCGTCTATAATTCACTTCATACAAAATGTAGATTTATTATTACATTAAAATATAGTATTAAAACTAAAAAACTTACAAGTATTCTTTTAAATCGCCAAGAAGAATTTAAAAATAACAATTTTTATTGGAGTAATAATACAAAAATAAAATTATTAAAGAATATTAAAAATAATGTAGATTATTTATTTGGTAGTAATTACAAAATTGAAATGCCATTACGAATTAATAAAAATAATATTTTAAATAATAAATACCCATATATGTATGAATTACAAATTGGAAACAATAATGATAAATTATATTATAAATTACCTGATAATATTAATATAAAAATACCAAAAATTATTAAAGATGATATAACTATTAGTTATTTTTGGAAATTTAAAAATGAATATAATTTCAATATTTTAGATATTAATTATAAAAATAATAATTTAAAAGATATGAATTTATTTAAATATATTTAAATTATTTCTTTGAAGATTTTTTACCTTTTTCTGGTGTTTTTTTATCAGTTTTCTTTTTTTTATCAGTTTTCTTTTTTTTATCTGTTTTATTCTTTTTTTTACCACCTGATTGTATATCCTTTTCAATATTTAAAAGAATCTCTTTAGGTGGTTCAATTGTTCTAGATAATAAACTTTTACAATGTTCTAATGTAGGAACTGTTGCCGTATCGGATGACATTTTATTCTATATTTTAAATAGAAATTTTTTTTTAACAACTATCATTGAAATTTTCAGGAATATAATGTTTATAATACCATAATTGTTTATCTCTTTCTTCTAAAATAGTTTTATCACACACATTATCATCTTTTAAAATAGAAATTGTTTGCTTATCAATAATATTTGGCATAATAGGATAAAATATAGTACTATTATTATTTGGATTAACTAATGTTTTATAAGGTTGTGATGTAATTGTATTTAAAATATTTGCAGATACACTATTACAATAATCCTTTATATTTTCATCACTTATTTTATTTTCTTCCGGAATATCACTAGTTGTATCATCCTGTTGATTGTATGGTTCAATTTTATACGAAGGCCAAACAGAACCTTCTTCAAAATAAGGTGTTAATTTAAGTGTAGGAAAATTATTATAAGAAGTCGTCATTTATATATTTAGATGCAATTTAATTTTATATATTTTTAATATATAGATAAGAAAATGGAAAAACCAATTAGTGACGAAGGTTTATATGTTTTATTAAATGATAATAAAATAAATGAAACCCAATTTAAAAAATATTTACGCGATTATTCTACAAAATATGGTTGGGAAATTGGAAATAGACGCCGTGAATATACACCATACTCAATATTAGTAACAAACTCAAATAATGAAAAATTAGATTTAGATGAATTATGGTTAAATGAAAATAATTATATTTATATATCAAATCTTTTAAATAATGACCAAACTATTATTAATTTATTATATGAAAGAACAGTAAATGGTGCACAAGGATTTAGATATGTAATACAATTTTTATTTTTATATAATATAACAAGAATACATAAAAAAATAGAGAAAGATAGTGAAGGTGTAATATATAACCAAAATGCAAATAAAATTTTTAATAACATAAATCCCTCAAATATTATTTATAATAAATTATCTGAATTAACAGAATATGAAAAAATATTAATTAATATAATGAATGAAGAAGCACAATTATTAGTGCCAGATGGAAGTATAAGTGAAAATATACATCCATTCAGTGGAATAAGTATGAGCGATAAAGGATATTTTTATCAAATTGTAAAATCTAAATTTTACCTATTTTTAAACAGAGTTACACTAAGATATTATAAAACATTAATAAATAATAAAATGATTACCAAAAAACTTAAAGGAGGTGCTAAATTTTTATTATTTATCGAAATATTATTACCAAAAACAGTTGTAAATAAAATATTTAAAAATAAAAATGTTATTAAAAATAATAGTGAAAATATAAAAAAAATAACAAATAATAAATTAAATAAAACAATTGTTGCCCCACCTGATATTAAAGAACTTTTACCAAAACAAAAAAAAGATTATAAGGTTAAAGTTAGTAAATTACAAAAGGAAATTAAAGATAATTTTAAAATAAAAAATGGTAAAAGTATTAATGGAAGAAAAATAGGAAAGGATTTAATCGCAAATAATGTAATTTATAAATAATTTTTTATATTGATTCTATAAATAAAAAAAATGATATAAAATATAAATATATATTATATTATAGACAAATTCCAGTTCCCCATAATGCAAAACAATGAAGTTCAACCTATTTTAAATTTAAACAATTTAATTTCCGAAACGTACAGTGATTATAACATTAATAACACCAATGATTATGCTAAATCATTAATCAATATTTTAAAAAAATACAATATATGGCCTCTTTTACAAGTTAAAAAGTTTAAAGGGGTGAAAAATCTTGTATTACTTCATAATACATATATTAGAGATGATATTCCTGATAATAAAGCACTATATGAACAATGTAGAAGTGTTATTCTAGATTTTGAAGCACCTGATAAAAATAAAAATATTGTAGTATCATATTCTAACAGTATTCCTCAAAGAATGAATGCTTGCGATTATGACTATAATGATACAGATGAATTTTATGAAGCATACGATGGAACAACTATTACCTGTTACTATTATGATAATACTTGGCACATTGGTACAACAAGTTGCCCAGATATTAATAGTTCGTGGTTTTCTCACCCAACAAAAACGCACGGCGCTATGTTTGATGAGGTACTTTATAATAAATTTGAATGTAAAATTAGTCTAGAAGGTGTAAGAGAATACTTTACAAATATGTTAGATAAGGATAAAACATATATGTTTGTATTACTTCACTATGATAATATTCATTACATTGATTATACAACTCAAATTGGTGAAAATTATATGGAATTGATGCACGTATCAACAAAAAATATGTATAATTATGAAGAAATTAATATCCAAGATCAACCACTAGCTAATCTTGGTTTAAAATATCCTAAAGTTTTTAAGGATAATAATGACGCATATAATTACTTAGTAAATATTAATCCATCAAGTTATGGATATATTATTAAAAGAAAAGTAGAAAATGAATATAAATTAGCAAAAATTTCTTCAGATAAAATTGCCTATAGAGAAAATACTGACCCTTGTTATCCAAATCCTTGGTTAAATTTACTAGCAACATATATGAAAAATCGCGTGGATTATCACATTAATGATTACATTCGTGATTATAATCCAAATATTGAAAAATTATATGATAATAATGGTAAAGAAATTGACCCAACTTATCTAATTCATACAACTATTTCTACTATTAAAGATATTATTTATAAATTATATGTTGCTACCACGACTTATAATAGTAAGAAAAATATATTTAAAATGAATAAAGAACTAGATAGTCAATTAGTTCCAATTCTACGCTTTCATCTAGGAAAATTAAGAAAAAGACAAATTACTATTTATTCAAAAATGATTACAAGTCGTGATGTATATTATTACTTATGTCATTGCTTGAGACCAAATGATATTAAACAACTAATTCATTTAATTTCAACTACGAGCGGATATGATATTACTGAACGCTCTACGATGTGTCTAGTAACAATGAATAAGTTACTAAATTAAAAAAAATAATATAATATAATTTATATATTTATCTAATTTATTTTTTTCATTATAATATAACGATTAAAGAATGAGAATTTTTTCTGTACACTATCTTTATCTAATTCTAAAATATCTTTTTCGAGTAAAGATAAATCTCCATTTTTTGCTTTAATAGTTGTTAAAATATCGTTGAAATCTTTTTCAAAAGTATTTGTTTCAACTAATTCTAAATTATATTGTGCTGCTTTTTCAATTAATAAGTCTAAATCTACTAAAAATTCTGGTATTACTTTTTGTGTATTTTCTATAAATACACCTATTTGCTTTCCATATTTATTATCATTTGTTTCATCATATCTTTTAATAATTGCCCACGTTCTAACATATGTATCATCTGTAATAAGTTTTTTTCCTTCAATTATATTAGTTTTACTATTCTCTATTTCTTTCATTACTTTATTTCCATCCATAAATGTCGCAAAAAATATTCCACCTCTTTTTAAATTAGTAGAAACATTGCTAAAAAACCCATTTAAATTTTCCTCATCCTTGAAAAAGTAATGAATTGCAAATTGACAACTGCATACTGAGAATTTATCACTTCCTTTACCAGATATATATCTTAAATGATAATCCGTATTTCTATTTTTATTCATTACTATTTTTAATATATTTTCACTTTCGCTATCATTTACTACTTTTGCAGCTTCGCCCGTATTAATAGGAACAGCACAGTCGCCAACAGCAAATACTATATCGGGAAAATATATTTTTTCACCATTATTTGAATATTTTATCTGATTTTTCTTTTTAATTAATCTAGAATAACCACCACTTCTTGGATTATAAATATTTTGTTTTACTAAATCAATCGATAAAATAAATTTATAACTATATTCTAACCATCTATTTAAATCTCCTCCTTCTCCACCACAAAGTTCTAGTAAAGAATTTCTATCTTTTGAATATTCATATAATTTTTTTTTAATACATTGATTATGGAAATTTAACATATATAATGATAATAAAGATTCACGTGGAATATTTCGACTATAATATACATCATCAGATTCTAATATTTTATTATTATCATTAGTTAATAATTTTTTATCATTACCCATAATCATTGCTAGCGAAACACTATTATGTATTGAACGCCATATGTTGATTGCAATATTTAAATCATTCATTGTTTTACTTATTTCACCTTTTCTAAATAAACGTGTTTTATCTTCGCGTACTCTTAATGCACTCCATCTATAATTTATTTTAATCTTATCATTTAATGTATATGAAAATTCTACAATTGAATTTTCTTCTATAATGCTATTATCTTCCGCTCTTAATTCTCCTTTGCTGTTAATTTTAATATAAGCAGTTTCTACACCGTGCGAATAATAAACAGTGGGTTTAAATAAAGTTGGACGATAACTATTTAAATTATATTTTTGCTCCTTGGCATATTTATAATCATAACGTAAACGTAATCCTTTATTAGGACCTATTTCCTCCCATTGATTTGAATTATAACCAACATATAATTTAATTTCTCTAAATTTTTGACCATTTTCTTTTATTATTTTTCCAAATTTTACCAAAAAATCAATTGTATTTTGTTCTGGTGGTTTCCATTTAAATAATCTATCCCATCTTACATTATCTGTTAATTGCACAGGTTTATTACTATAATACGAATAAAGTGGTAATTTCATTGGTGTAAATATTAGACCATCTATTTCATAAGGATAAGATTTATAGTCTGTTAAAATTTTATTACAGTGTTTTAAAATATCATCATTATAATAAAACTTTTTAACAATAAATTCAATTGTTGAATTATTATTTTTTATATATTTTTTTGCATAATTTAAATAAGCATATCTCGAATTATTTTCACCTTCTGCAATTAATGGCAACGACGTTATATTTCTTCCTTTTATATAATACATATCAAATGCAGCATATATATGTTTAGATGATTCATCAGTACGTTTATTACATATTACATATTCACCATCAATTAAACTATTATATAAATTACTATCTGCTATTAAACCTGTATCTACAACATTATATGTATTATTTATTGTATACATATTGCCATTGCCATTAATATATAATAATAAACGTTCACCATCCGCTTTTTCTGTTACCGTATATCCATCTAAAATACTAATTGCACCATATTCCATGGGATCAACTAAATTATTTCTATCTAAAGTGATTGGTTTAGGTGTTAATAATGGGATTATTTTTTTCTTATTATAATTATTAATACGAATATCAGGTTTTATTAGTGTATGATATTCTTCTAATATTTCTTTTTCTTTATCTTTTAAAATAATATTAGGATATAAAGTTATATACTGTAACATTTTAATTATTGACTGAATAATTAACTCCTTCTTTATGTTGTTATGTATTACTATACTAAATTCATATTCTTGTGCATTTTTTATAATATTTGCATCTTTTAATGTTTCGAATACTTCATTATTATCGTGTTTTTTTATTAATTTTACAATATAATCTATACCATTTTCACTATCAACATATTTTATTTTTTTGTGAATAGAATATTTCTTTTTATTAATTAACCAATTTTCAGGTTCTGTTTTTAATGTGATATTTTCATTTATATTAAAGTTTATATTGCAATCAAATAAATCATTTATATCTTTAAAATATAATATTTTATTATTATACCATTTAACATTATTAATGCTTTGATATTTTTCGTTATTACAAAATTTTATTATATTTGCCATAGTATTTACTTCAAATGTATTATTATTTTCATCTTTAATTTCTAAAATATAATCATCAATAATTTCATTATAATATTTAGAAACTGAACTAACAAAATTATTAAATTCTAATTCACTCCATTTATAATCCTTATTATTTAAATTTATAACTAATGTATTATTATCTGTTAAAAGTTCTAATACATTATCTAAAGTTATAATTATATTAGAGTCCTTTGAAAATTCCATAATTTATTATACCCCTATTTTATGTATATAATACATTTTTATATTATTTAATCATTTTTTTATATATAAAAATTATTTAAACATTTAATAACATATATTAAAATAGTAAAATAATGAGTAATTGTAAGATTGGGATGATTAATACAACTGATTTCGACAAAGTTGTTAAAAAACTAAGAACTTTTTTTGATGGAAAAGGTTTTCAAGAAGTACATACACAAAGTAGATTAAGTATTTTAGCCGCTTGTGAAGATCCTAAAACAATTTCTACATATAGTTACGCTGGTCAAGTTTGGCCATTACCACAAACAGGACAAATGTGGCTTGAATATGAATTACTTTCTAAGCCCGAATCTAAAGGTTTTTATTGTGTTAGTACAAGTTATAGAAATGAACCAAATCCGGTTGAAGGACGCCATGATAAAATTTTCCCAATGTTTGAATTTGAAATGAAGGGAAATATGGATGAAATGAAAAAAATGGAAGAAGAACTACTTGACCATCTTGGTTTTAATAAATTTTATTCTGGAAGTTATCCAGAAGGTGACTATGCTGATGTTGCCGCAAAATATAATACTAAAGAACTTGAACACGAACACGAAGAAAAATTAAGACAAGACCACGGACCTGTATTTTTCCTTAAAAACTTTCCAAATTTTAGTTCACCATTCTGGAATATGAAACAAGCAGAAGATAGCCCATTAGAATGTGGTCACGCCAAAAAAATTGATGTAATCATTAATGGTATCGAAACAATCGGTAGTGCACAACGTTCTACTGATACTGCTGAAATGCGAAAACAATTTTACAATATTAGCGAAGGTGGATATGCCAATATTTTATTTAGCAATTTTACTAAAGAACGTGTTGAAAAAGAATTAGATGAATTTTTAAGTTTTAAATTTTTTGAACGTTCAGGTGGTGGAATTGGAATTACACGTTTAATTAAAGTTATGAAAGAATCCGATTTACTTTAAATAATTTTTTAAAACCATTTATTTTTTTTTTACAATTTACTTTATAAACATTTGTAATTTATGTATAAAAAGAATAATTCTACATATTATCACTAATATATTCAATTTCTTCTTTTGTAATGTTAAAATAATCATATATCTCCTTATGATTACCAGAATATTCTATGGTTGGAATAGGAAAACTTTGTAATATTCTTATATTGTTAAAATTACCCCAACGACAAATATTATTTATAAATACATATAATGGATGTTGTAATATTTGTAAATATTTTTTTGCTTGTTCTTCATTAGAACATAATATAAATACGATTGATTGTGTCATTCCACAATTATCAATAAATACATTATACTTATCTGTTGTTGATATAAATATTTTATATCCTTCTTGAAATTTATGAGGTTTTGATGAATATACTGTTTGACTTGGTGTATGAATTAATTTGTATTTAAATTCTTCTGTTTTTTCATTACGAATAAATTCAGCTTTTGTATATTTATGTAAATCACTACTGGTTTTAACATCAAATTTTGATAGAGTTGTATTATCAATTGTTTTTGATAATATATTTTGAACCATTTGATTATATAATAATGGAATGTATCTACGTTGTTTTGATATTACTGAACTAGTATATTCTTTTTTTTTCCATATCCCAGAAACATTAATATTTTTGTAGAAAGCACAATTTTGTATTATATACCAAGTAAAACTTGAACCAATTTTTTTGAAATATTTTTTTGCACTGTGTATATCCAAATGAATTATTTGTAATGATGTAATTATTTCAATTAATAAATTCCTATCAGCATAAGACATCCAATTATCAGGTGTAATAAATAATAAATAACCATTTGGTTTTAGTTGTGATAATGCTTTTTCAATAAAATCCTTAATTAAGTTGTGATTTTTGGATGCCCTTTTACCATTTTCTAATAATTTTGCATATGGCGGATTCGCAACGATTAAATCATATTTTTTAGTATTATTAAATGTAATAAAATCATAGTTAGTTATTTGTAAATTGTATTTTTCATTACAAAATACACTGCGCACATTTTCTAATCTACTTTCATTAATATCATTAAATTCTAATATTTGTTCTAATATTTTTTTTTTATCATGATACTTTAACAATTCAAATATTATAGGAATACTGAAATTTCCATTACCACAACAAGGGTCTAATATTGATAAATCACTTTTCCCCCATAATTCATTAGGAATTTTACTTATCATTTCACTTATACAATCAATTGGTGTAGGTTCATCATTACTTGATTTGTATGTGCTTTTATCAGTATTTAATGTTTCATCATAATATTTTTTTATTTCATTAAATGTTGAAGTATCAATTGTAATTTTTTCATTGTTTTTTCGATTATTTAATTTTTCTTCAACAACTTTATCTAACATCTCTTTTATCTTGCTTTCAACTACACAGGGATTTTTTTTATTTAAATGTTTTGTGTAATGTCCTTTTTGACTAAATGTTTTTCCGCATTTTTCACAACTATAATTAACCATTTTTGGTTATATTATATATATATATATAATATTTTTAAATCAATTTTTATTTAAAAATAACTCGAAATAGTTAATCAACCTAATCAGCGTTTTAAATGTCTAATGCTGTAAAATAAAAATAATATTGATTACTGTTTAATTATCGGACATTTTATATTTGGTGTTACACCATCTTTACCGTCTTTGCCATCTTTACACGGTTTACAAGATGGTATTTGTATTATAACTTCATTAGTTGAAGTCGGTCTATATTTATCTCCCTTTGGATATTTACCCAATATTTCAGTTTCGCCATCACTATTTATTGTTACAAATTTTAAATGTGGAATATTTAAATTTTTGTTTATATCGGGTGAAATAATACATTGCGAAACCGTACCATCTTCGCCATTTACACCAGAAATACCAGGTTGTCCATCTATACCATCGCGACCACTTTTACCTCTAGGTACTGGTATTATTAATTCTGTTAAATTATTTTGTAATATAAATTCATCGGAAGGATAATTGTCTTGTGGATATGTTGTTAATATATCAAATGTTGTTTTCGTGTCATCTTTGTATGATATAAATTTAAATAATGGCAATTTATCTCCATCTTTACCATCTTTTGCTGGTTGCCCCATTGGTCCCATTGGACCTTCAATATAAACTGTTTGTCCAGGCACAGTTTCTCTAATTATAGTCGGTGATGGTATTGTATTCTCACCTAATTTTGATGAAATAATTCCCATTTTATTTTGTGCCTGTGATATATCACGAACTTTTTGTATAGTAAAAGGTTCTTTTAATTGATAATGTTTTATATAATTTAATATTAGATATATAGAGATTAACAAAATCAAAATAATATTTATAATATATATTATTTTTAACATATTTTCTCTTTTATTTATTACATATTTTTTTTATTAATTCTCTTCGCATAATAAAAAACCAAATGGTGTATTTAGTATATAATTTGGATAAGAATTTAAATTTATTTTTTCAATATTTTTATTTAGTTTAACAATTTCCATTATATTTTTAAAATCATTATTAAAATAATATACAACTTTCGTATTATTTTTAAATTCTAAAATTATTTTATCTGATAAACTATTTTTATAATATATAACATCAATATAATTATTTAACATTAAAAAATCATCGAAATTAATTTTTTTAATTATATTTTGACGTTTCTTTATTTTATTAATAATAGATAATTCATAAATATGATTTAAACTATTTAAATAATTATATTTATCTATTACTATTTTATGCTCATTGTTTTCTGCATTATTAACAGACAATTTACTTAAATATACATTTGTAAAATCGTGTGTATTATTGTAAGATACACTATTTATAGGTGTTAATAAATTTTTTTTTGAATTTTTACTAATAAGTAAATTTGCAATAAAAGCATCTGAAAATATTAAATAGATAAATAGTAAAATTAATTTTTTATACATTAAATATAATTACTTAATAAATATTTATATAAAAATAAGATTTTTAATTGGAATATGCTAAACCTCCCATACCAGATAATATTCTTAATACATTATAATTGACAGCATATACATTTATCATATCAGCGCCGCCACTTGCTTCAACATATAAATGAGCACTATCTATGCGAGACATATTAAGAGTACCTGATGGTTGATGTTCTTCGGGTTTTAATGCAAATGAATATACATTTATGTTTTTACCGTCAGGAATATTAGTATGATGTTGATATGGTTGTACAAGAGTGAAATAATCTCCGTGTCTTTCGGCAATACGGTCATTACCATTTAATTGTATTTTACCTTTTTTAGTTTCGGTATAAGTCCAGGGAGCGCCTTCTGCAAAAGTTGTCCAAACTAATTCTTTAACAGGATGGTTAAAGTTCATTCTAACTGATTTAAAACCAGATGATACACTTTCTGTACCGGTGAATTGTAATTGTTCAATTAAATATTCGTGTGATAATTGCGCAAATCTTCTTCTTTCATCAGTATCTAAATAGACATAATCAACCCATAATTCTGCATTAGAAAGTGTCAAACCAGTTGTTCCTGACTTAAGTAAATCAGTTAATGTTGCAAATTCTATATTTACTTTAACTTCATGATATTGTAATGCAATTAATGGTAATGCTAGACCTACATTTCTGCAAAACCAAAATTCTAATGGCACACATACATCTACAGTACTATTAGTATTAACTGCAGATGCACCAACCATTATATCATAACCATCTCTTTTGCCTTTGGGTAATGATAATTCATTCCATATATACATCCATTCGCCATATTGTTTGTCAATGCGCTGACCGCCAATTTCTAATTCAACATTTTTTAATAATCTTAATCCATAATACTCTTTTATATCACCGCCACCAGTTTTGGTCAAACTTCCTTTAAAATACATTCTATTTATTAAATCACCATTGCGTGTTACTAAAACACTTACGCGGGATCCAAGAGACGCATTACCATTAAAAGTTTGTTGTATAGATTCTAACGCAAAGTTAGTATGTCTGCGATAAACTACTTTAAAAAAAGTAATTTGTGGATTTCCTGTTAAATAAACATCTTGAGCACCATATGCAACTAATTGTAATAGACCTCCTCCCATTATTAATTAATCCTTCTATATTATAATAAAAGATAATAAAAATAAATTTAATTAGAATACGCTATACCGCCCATACCCGACAATATTCTTAATACATTATAGTTAATGGCATATACTGAAATATTACCCTGAATAGCAGAAGTAACATTTAATACGGCAGTATCTATTCTTGACATATTAAGAGTGCCAGATGGTTGATGTTCTTCTGGTTTTAATGCGAATGAATATACATTTATACCTCTACCTGTTGGTATATTTTCGTGATGTTGATATGGTTGTATCATATCAAAATATTTACCCTCCCTTTCGGCAAAACGGTCGTTGCCATTTAATACAAGTTTTGCAAATGTTACAGGATTTCCATTTCCGCTATTATCATATTCAAAGGGAGTATCATTATCAATTGTCCAAACTAATTCTTTAACAGGATGATTGAAATTTAATTTTACTTTATTGGTACCCGCAGTAACACCTTCAGAACCAGTGAATTGTAATTGTTCAATTAAATATTCGTGAGATGATTGAGCAAATTTTCTGCGTTCATCAGTATCTAAATATATGTAATCTACCCATAAAGAAGCACCATCTAAAGTACCATCAAAATCATCGGTTGCCGCGAGTTCAATATTTACTTTAACTTCATGATATTGTAATGCTATTAAAGGTAACGCTAAACCTACATTGCGACAAAACCAAAATTCTAATGGTATATGTAATTTACCGGTGATAGGATTAGTACTAGTACTAGGGACACCCGCTACCATTTTTTTATAACCTTCTTGTTTTCCAACTGGTAAAGATAATTCATTCCATATATACATCCATTCGCCATATTGTTTATCTATTTTTTGACCACCAATTTCTAATTCAACTGATTTTATTAATTTTAATCCAGCCCAAGTATGGGCGCCAGTCACATCTGCAACTAAATACATTCTATTAATTAAATCGCCGTTTCTAGATATAGTAGAAGTTACTCTTGAACCAGCGCCAACTGTGCCATTAAAAGTTTGTTGTATAGATTCTAATGCAAAATTAGTATGTCTGCGATAAACTACTTTGAAAAAGGTAATTTGAGGATTACCTGTTAAATAAACATCTTGAGCACCATAGGCAACTAATTGAAGAAGAC